CCGGTCGAATTTCTTGACTTTGGTCAAACCCATGATAATTTCATGGACAACATCTTTTTCAAGACGCTGCTTAAGATGTGCAATAAGGACAGGCAACATAAATATATTTTGCTCTACCTCTCTGCATAGACGACTAGATATCCTTGAGACATTATGTCCTCGGGAGATGTTCATAGATACAAATTCAGCTACCAGGTTTTCCTCAGTAGCATATTTTGATTTCTGAGCATTAATTGAAACACCTAACTTCTCATAGAATTCTGTGAGTTTGTTTTGTGGATCATATATCCATAAGTCATCACCTATCTTGTTATACATCGCTTGCCTTTGGCCTGCAGATGAATACCAATCTTTATACTCTTTTTCATAGTGTATGCTTTGAGCATAATCTAATAAGAAAAGGTCGGTTAATGTTGCTAATGCAAACGAGGCATGGATTCCCATACCTTGTCCTACAGCGTAACGAGTCTCTTTGCCGGTGTTTTGCACTGACCAAGGACACTTCACAACCAGGTTATACCATTCGTCAGATATCTCTTTCGAATAAAGAACCTCTAAAACATCCTTTTGCAATTTAGCTGGTAATCTATCCGTCCAATTGGACGCATCGATCGAAGCTATACCTGCCCTCAGGGACAATTGTAACTTTTGGAAACCACCTACGTGGTCAAAGATATTACAAGTGTCAGAAAACTTAAGTTTAATTATTCTTAAGAGATCCTTCTCTAGAGGTTTAAGGAGAGTCTGCGTAAATATATCGCCTATTGCTATGCATCGGCTTTTATTTCCTGCATCAGGAATGCTTGTAAGTTTCCGAAGGGTAAGATTTTTGATCTTCCTATCTTTGGCTATTTTGCTAACATCTTCCACTTTGGATCCGATCCTCCATACCATTTTGGCAAGGCTCTAGTTCTCCACCAACAAACAAAGTTTGTTGAAGTGTTTCCATAGGTTACTATCTAGTAGAAGTTTAGCTTCTATGTCGATATTGTTCCATCTGGATTTCCCAAGTGGTCCTGTCGTATTATTCCTTATGGACGGTTTTGAGTACCAACATTTTGATACCTTAACATCCCATTTAGGAGACTCAATTTTGGACTTTAGGAATTCCTTAAAATCCTTCCGAATCCAGCTTATATCTAAGCCTGGCTCTTCTATTGAACTTATATCAATATCTGAATAATCTTCTACCATTCTTGGAATGGCAAAGATAGTTCTCAGTATTTGATCGAAATAATGCGAACTCTTATTGTTTTCTGATATTTGATGGTATAA